TTTGCACCGCAGATACTCAGAAATACAAGAGTTTGAGTAGAATTAGGATTGTCCAGGTAGCGCCAGCGCTAATGATCCTGTCCAAATTTTATTGATAATAAAGTTTGTTGCGATTTTCGTGTTTTTTTTCTCTTTTTGGGGTGGGGTGGTCCTCTGCTTTAATATGCTGTAGCAGTAATGATAGACAACGCCTTGAATTTCGGCGATTGTGCATCACCTGTACTGTTATTGTTGAAAAACAGCATGTATAGACGATCAGTCAACTTAACTTCATTGGACTGGACAGTATTCCACGCAGCACCAGTAGTTGATCTGAAAGTCATTGGCATTCGGAGTTTCAATACTCGACGGTGAACGGGTTGGGGAGCAATAATGCCAGTGCCAACACCCAGGGCACCGCCGTTGATTAGTGAGCCAGTAGGCACCGGGTAGCGAACTTCCGCTGTGCGATGTCGCTTCACGTAGTGGATGTTGAACCGTCTGGGATTCATCATCGCTTTTCCATCCGTGTATTCGTAGTCAAGTCCTTTACGGATGCACTTTGTAGTCGACTCGAAATAGCCGCCCAAATTCAGGTCATATGGCTGCATTCCTCCTGTTTCTTCGAACACTTTATGAGCGATGTCGTTCTTCAGAGATACGACAAATATTGTCATGTCGACTGGGCTTGGTTCGTTACCATGCCAGAGACTATAATCCATAGTAATCTTATGCACTTTCAGTGTCTTCGCCTGCAGCAACTCAGCGGGCAAAGTTCCTTTGCCTGTAATCGGATCTCGCGGGGCGAATGCGACTTGCCATTCGTCATGCTTGCTGAGCTCGAGTAAAGTGGGTCCATGCTTTCCAACATTGATGTCCTCTCCAGTGAGTGGATTGGGGACGTTGAGCGTTGCAGCTCCAATGCTGAAGGCATGGTTTGGGGCGATGAAGGAGACGGCGTGTCGCTGTGTCTGCACGTGCCGTGAAAGGACCTTGACTTTCGTCGTAAGCGCCTTGTTCGAAAGGCTTTTCTTAGACGAGCCGCGACGTTTTTTGTAACCACCAGAACGCCGCTTAGAAGCATAAGTGCCAACTCCACGCTTACGCTTTCCAGCCATATCTCCATAATCTGAATTCCCTTTTCTTTATTTATATTGTTACGGTTCCAACGGGTTGATAACTGCTTGTGGGTTTGTATCTGCAGGCCCCCGTACTAGCGGCCCGTGATCGGGTCCGGGGGTAATTGACCAATCAAAAGCCAGGGGGAGAGGCCTCGACCTTATAAAGGCCGAGGCCCGAGGTGGTGGTAATACTGTGTCACCACCTCGAGCCTATGCCAAATGGACTACAATACTTCTGCGGAACCGCCTTCCAGGACGACCCACCTGCATACGACGGTGGTTCCCGCATCCAGTATCTCGTCTACCAGCCAGAATCGACAACAGCTGGGAACAAGCATTGGCAATTCTATGTCGAGTTCACAGGTCGCGTCAGCATTGCTACCGCGCAGAGAATCCTCCAGACGCCAGGAGCTCATCTTGAACGGCGTCTTGGCACCGCGGCTCAGGCAAGAGACTACTGCTGTAAGGAGAGAACCCGTATCTCTGGATACGATCCTGTCGAACATGGATGCATCAGTAACCCCGAGCCTGGGAAACGAAACGACATCATTGCGTTACGTTCAGCTGCGCAGGATTGTACCTGTTTGTCCGATCTCATCAACGATGACGGGATCGTCAACTCGTTCGCAAGGTATGGACGCTTCGCAGAGCGGGTTTTCGCAGCAGCGGAGAAGGAACGCAGCAAGGCCTGGAGGGTAGTCACAGTCTACGTCTACTGGGGTGCTACTGGCACCGGGAAGACACGCAGAGCTTATGAATCCAGTGATGACCTCTACAAATGGGACGTTTGCAGTCCAGAGTGGTGGGATGGCTACGATGGAGAGACTACTCTACTCATCGACGAATTCTATGGCCAGCTGAAACCTTCTCGGATGCTGCAGTTGCTCGACGGATACAGTCTTCGCCTTCCCATCAAGGGGGGATTTACTTACGCCCGTTGGGATACTGTCTACATTACTTCCAACAGTCATCCTGATAGCTGGTACAGTGATCTAGTTCCAGATTCAGTCAAAAGTGCTTTGCACCGCAGATACTCAGAAATACAAGAGTTTGAGTAGAATTAGGATTGTCCAGGTAGCGCCAGCGCTAATGATCCTGTCCAAATTTTATTGATAATAAAGTTTGTTGCGATTTTCGTGTT